CCCGATGTCGCTGTCACCTACACCGGCCTGACGTTGGACGGCGTTCCCACAACCACCGCAGGGATCGCCACAACCGCGTGGAACGCAGCGGAGTTGCTTGGCGCAGCGCAAGCGTCGGGCACGCTGACCGCCACCGCCGTTGTGGTGGACGCCGACGTGGTGCGGACAGGCACGACATATTACCGCTTCTCTGACGCCGTGGCGGACGGTGCCGGGACCGTGGGCAGTCCTTGGCGCGTGCTGATCGGGACACAGGCATCCGGGGCCTTGTCGGCCACGGCGCAGGTCGCCGACGCGGACGTGGTGAGGATCGGCAGCGTCTATTACCGCTGGGTGACGACGGTATCGGCGGGGACCGGGACCGTGGGCGACCCGTGGAAGGTGCTGATTGGAGCCACCCTGGCCGCCAGCTTCTTCAACATGGACGCGGCGATCAATGCAACCGGGACGGCAGGGACAACCTACAGCGCGGGCTTGACCGCAGCCAACACCACCGTGTTCTCGGTGAACGCAGGCGTCACCCCTGGCGGGACGGCCACAATGGCCGTGACCGCGCGCTCCAGCGGCACAGGCGGCAACAGCATTGAAACGACGACGACGGGCAGCGTCACGACGACGTGGGCCGCCGTGACGCTCACGGGCGGCGACGCCAGCCTGAACAACAGCTTTTCCAACCTGCGCGCGGCGATCAACTTCACGGGTACTCCCGGCGAGTTCTACAGCGGCAACATGACAACGCGGAACCCGCAAGTCAGCGCGACGTACACCGCCTTGAACGCCGACGGCGAAGCGGTTCTGACGGCCAACGCGCAGACGGGGTTCGACGCCAGCAACACCATTGAAACCACCACCACCGGCACGGCCACGACGACATGGGCTGAAACAACGCTCACCGGGGGAACGCGCGCCACCGGCGTCCTGACATCAACCCTCCAAGTGGTCGAGGGTGTCAGGGTCAGGGTGGGCACCTACCATTACATCTGGGTCGCGATTGTGGCGAACGGTGCGGGGACCGAGGCCGACCCCTGGCGCGTGGTAATCGGCGCTGATCTGAACGGTAGCGTCTCCAACATGGTCGCGGCCATTGGCGACACCGGGACAGCGGGCACGGAGTACAGCGCCAACCTGACCGGCGCGAACCTGCAAGCCACGGCGACGTACCCCGGCCTTGACGCAGAGGGGCTGGCGGTTGTCACTTTCACGGCCCGCGCTGGGTTTGCGGAGGGTAATTTCTTCGCTATTCTTGACGCTCTGTCGCGCGTAACCACGACGGCGGGCAATACCGTTGACACCACAACCTCCGGTTCGTCCACGACAGCGTGGGCCACCGCGACCCTGACGGGCGGCGGAGCCAACGCGCTGAACGGCGTGGCGATGCCTGACGGCCTGCCCCCTATCGCGGTGGCGACCCTCAAGAGTTTCGTGCTGGTCGCAATCGGGAACTCTGATCGGTTCTACTGGATACGCCCTGCCGAGATAACCATCGCCCCGCTGGACTTCGCCACGGCGGAGAGCCAGCCCGATGATGTCCTGACCGTCGAGGTGGTGGGTGACACCGCCTGGTTCGTGGGCGAGGGGTCCACCGAGGTCTGGTATGCCACCGGCGTTTCAGCCTCGCCCTTCGCGCCCGTGCCGGGCCGCGTGTTCGACCGGGGCGCGATCGAGGGCACCGTGGTGAACATCAAGGGGTCGGTGTTCCTTGTCGGGCGTGATTATGTGGTCTACGCTATCGCGGGGGCTCCGAACCGCATATCCAATCACGGCGTCGAGCAGACGATCCGCACCGCTCTGGAGGCATGACATGGCGATTATCTACGCGAACAGCATGGACCACTATGGCCCCGCCGTGGCCACGAACGCGGTTAGTTCCAATTCGGCAACGTGGGTGTTCAACCCCGACATCATCCTCGGGGACAGCTGGGCGGGAGACCCCACTGCGCCCTCAATTCCGTTTTTCAGGGGTACTGGTCAAATGCGGCTTGAGAGCCCATTGTGGGGTTCGCGACGTGGCGACCTTTCGCTGGTTGCGGACAGCTTTGAGATCAGCCCCAATACAACTACCACGACGGTGATCACACAGCTCGCTTCGATGGGCATGAGGCTCGTGATACCGGGTGCGTCGGCCAGCACACGACTGGTACACTTCGCGTTCTCCTGCTCCGATTTGCCGGTGGTTGACACCGCACACGGCCAGATTGCGGCTTTCACGACCAGCGGAGGCGCCATTTCCTTCCGCCTCTGCGTCGATACGACCGGGCGTTTGATGATCACGGACAGCGCACCTCTCACAACTGTCGGCAACACTCCTGTGCAAGGCCTTCCAGCCATCCTCCTGCGCTCTGCGGCTCCAGTCATCCAGCCTCTGACTTGGTATTACATCAGCATGAGGATTGTCAAAAGCGTTGCGGGTATGGCCCTTGACGTCTACATTGGCGACATCACGGCAGGTAGTCTTGTTCTGACCGGCACGGGACTCAATGTGGGCACGGCAGACATCCTGGGCATCACATTCCTGCCGACGTCGTTCCGGGGTGCTGGCGGGCAGAGCGACTTGACCCAACGTGCCATCCGCGACATCGTGATCTGCAACACCGCTGGCAGCTACAACAATGACCTGCTGGGCCAAGTGTTCGTGTCCGCGCAGGAGATGCGGACGGAGGACAACGAGGGCGACAACTGGCTGGCCTACCCGCGCGAGAACATCGGCCAAGGCGTTCTCGACCACCAGACCAACCGCACGGGCGTCCGGTTTGCTGACGCTGCGGCGCTGACCGTCGCGGCGGCAGACTTCACCTTCGAGACCTTCGCCCGGTTCAGCACCCTGCCCACCGGCGCTGCCACCATGACCCTGCTCTCCAAATGGCGCGAGGCTGCGGGCCTGCGGTCCTACATGCTGTATTACGACGGCGCGACGGCATCGCTGGTCTGGCAGGTGTCCACCACCGGCGCCAACACCATCGTGGTCAAGCGCCTGCCGTGGGTGCCGGTGACGGACCACTGGTATCACGTCGCGGTGAGCCGCGCGTCCTCCGAGACCATGGTGTTCATCGACGGCGTGCAGCTGGGCGTTCCACTGGCCGACGCCAACACCTACTTCGACGGCACGGCCTTCATGGGTATCGGCGTTTACTTTACATCGGCGGGCGCTCCCGACGCTGCGGGCCGGTTCAGCGGTTTCCTCGACGAGACACGGTTCACGGTCGGGACTGCCCGGTACACCTCTGACTTCACCCCGCCGACCGCACCGTTCCCCACCGGCATCGGAGACGCGGACTGGGCCGACGTTGTGCTGCTTCTGACCTACGACGGCACACCGATTGCCGACTCGTCCAGCTTCGCCCGCACGGTCACGCTGGCGGCGCCGAACGTGACGTCGCTGGCCCCCGCCGACAAGGCGTCGTCCTATCTGGTGTTGAACCAGCGCCCGGCATGGGACGACACGTTCATGGAGGCGGCGCTCCTGCCCGCTACCGGCACCTTCACCTTCGAGGGCCTGCCCACAGCTACGGAGACCATTGTGGTGGGCGCCACGACCTACACCTGGCGCGCGGCGGTATCCACAGCCAACGACGTGCTGATCGGTGCGAGCATCGCGGCCTGCGTCTCCAACATCATCGCGGCGATCAACGCCGGGGCGGGCGAGGGGACGATCTACGGGACCGGCACGGTCGCCAACGTCAGCGCGGGCGCGCTGGAGTTCCTTTCCCCGCAGTTCACCCTACAGGCGGCCACGGCGGGCGCGGCGGGGAACAGCACCGCCACGACCGAAACCATGGCGGATGGGTTCTTCAACGCCGCTACGCTCACGGGTGGTTACAGCGTCCCGGCTCCCAGCAACTTCGCCATCGAGCGCCTGCCCTTGGACGCAACGGGCGTTCTGGGGTTGCAGATCACGTCACGCGCCTACAAGACCGATGCGGGCAGCGCGGAGATACGGTTCGATCTGGTCGGCCCCGGCTCCGCCGTGGACACGGGCACCGCCGCCAACGTTGATCTGAACCCGGCATGGGTGCGACAGGTGTTCGAGGAGGACCCCGATACGTCCGCCGCTCTGACACCCTCCACGATCAACGCTGGCCGTATCCGGTTTGTGAGGACGGTGTGACCCGTGGCCGACGTCCGCTCCCCGTTCTCCGCCGTCCAGGCCGTTCGGCAGGGCTCTGGCGTCATGCACGCTACGTCTGCCACCGCTCAGGCCGTGCGGCAGGGTTTGGGCGGGTCTTTGCGTTCCACGTTCGTCACCGTGCAAGCGGTGCTCCAGACCACGCCGCGAGAGGTGCGTACTTCCTTCGTCGCGGTGCAGGCGGTGCTCCGCGTCCTCACGCAGCAAATGCGCGCGGCGCAAGTCGTGGCGCAGGTTATTCGGCAGGGGGATGATGGCGCCATGGCAAGAGTTCCATTCTCGGTAACACAACTTGTCTGGACGACGGGCGACCCCAGCGGTGTGCGCCAACGGGCCTGGACCTTCGACTTCGACGGCCACACGTTCTATGTGCTGGACCTCGGCTCGAACGGGACGCTGGTTTACGACATCCTGACCCAGCAATGGTCCCGGTTCCGCACGGCGGGATACGGTGGCTGGAACTTCAAGAACGGGTTCCACTGGCGCTCTGGCAAGATGGTGATTGGTGGCGCGGACGGATCGGGCCAACTGTTGAAACTCACGCCGCAGTCGTTCCTTGACGAGGGCTGGCGTCCGGTAATCTACGAGGTCACGGGTATCCTCCAGACCGGGGGCATTGACTTCCTGCGCCAGTACGCCCTGCGCATGGTCGGATCGGCCGGTGTGCTGGCGGACAGCATCTCCCCCACTCTGTTCATGGAGTTCTCGGACGACCGGGGCGTGACGTGGGGGCCAACCTACCAGATCGAGTTGACGACGAACACGCGCCAGCGGATTGAGTTCCGGTCCCTCGGGGCGTTCACGGCACCGGGGCGCATGTTCCGCATTTATGACGAGGGCGGCATCAAGTTCATCGCCAACGTCGAGGCCGACATTGGGGGCGCAGATGGCCGTACCCCCTCTTAATCCGTTCGTTCGGATCACTGACGAGCGAGGCCAGCCCACGCCGGACTTCATGCAATGGTGGCAGAGCCAGCGCACAACCAACGACATCATCGTTCCGCTCTCCACCCCCGCCGAGGTGTCTGCCGTCCTCAATTTGCTCGGCGCCACCCACGGCGACCTGTTGTTCAGGGGCGCGTCGATCTGGGACACGCTGGGACCGGGCACAGCGGGCTTTGTGCTGGCCACTGGCGGCCCTGCCGCCGCTCCGGTGTGGGTCACGCTTGACAAGGCGTTCACAGACCTGACGGACACGCCCGCCAATTACACGGGCGCCGCTGGACAGGCGGCTGTGGTAAACGCCGGGGAGACGGCGCTGGAGTTCGCGGACCTCACCACGACTTTCCTCGCCTTGACGGACACACCTTCAACTTACACGGGCCAAGGCGGGAAGATCGTCGCGGTCAACGCAGGCGCGACGGCGCTGGAGTTCATAGCGACCGCCGCGCCCGCATACACGGTGGCGGGACTGCCCAGTGCCGCAACGTCCGGCGCGGGCGCAATCGCCTTCGTCTCCAACGAAACAGGTGGCGCTGTTCTGGCTTTCTCGGACGGGACCGACTGGCGCAGGTCCACCGACCGCGCGGTGGTCTCGTGATCGCAGGGTTCGCAGCCGTGGACCGTCTGGTGTCCGCCCACCCCGACGCCCACCTGTCTTTCGGCGCGCACACGCCCGAGGGGTTCAGGATCGCCCTGTCCTGTCCGGGCTGGCTGGTGCTGGAGGAGGACGGGTGCTGGATCGCGCTGGAGCGCACGCACCACAGCTCCCCGGTCTGTGAACTGCACTGGTACTGCCCGACCGGCGCGCGGCTCCCTGCCCTGCGCTCCATGCTGCACGAGGCGTTCACCAACCGCCACGTCCTGTGCGTGACCGGCTCCGCGCCGGAGACCCACCCCTACGCCCGTGAGGCCGCCACGCTGGCCCGTGCGCTGGGCGCCACGCGACACGCGGGTAAACTGGTTTTGACAGTGGAGCGGTTTCAAGCGTATAACGCTGCAAAGCTACGTCGGGGGTAGGTCATGGGTTTCATCAGCGCCATCGCGGGTATCGGCTCCGCTCTGGTCGGGGCGCGGTCCGCCAGCAGACAGGCCAGCGCGCAAGCGGCCGCCACGCAGGCGTCCATCGACGCGTCGCTGACGGGGTTCAGATACCTGGAAGGTAACGAAGGCGTGAACCAGGCGCAGACTCAAGGCGCCGCGTTCGGCCAACAGGTGGGTCAGGAACTCGGGCCCGACGGTCGGTTCCAGCAGATGCTGGGGATGGGTCAATCGCTTATGGGGATGGGCGACGGAAGCCCGGAGTCGCAGCAGCGCGCCCAGCAGGCGTTCCAGAACTACCAGAACAGCACGGGGTTCCAGTTCCGCATGGGCCAGGGCATGAACGCCATCACTGGCAACGCCGCGTCGCGCGGTCTGTTGAACAGCGGCGCGACCCTCCAAGGCCTGAACGATTACGGGCAGGGGATGGGGTCGCAGGAGTTCGGCAACTTTATGAACCAGTTCCAGACCCAGATGGGCAACCAGCAGAACTTCATCGGCATGTTGGCGTCGGAGCGCGACACCGGCTTGAACGCAGCCTTCAACACCGCCTCCAGCGGTGGGTCAGGCGGAGCGGGTGCGGCCAACTCGATCATGCAGGGCGCCGCGAACACCAACGCGATCCGACAAAGCGGCACCGACAATATCGTCGCCGGTCTGGGGGCCGCCGCCGGAGGGTTCACCGACATGTATAACAAGGCCAACGGCATCACCCCACCCGCGCCTCCGGGCGTCACCAACAACTATTACAGTGGGCGGCGGTAACGATGGCCACGCTTATTGAACTGTTCAAGACCGGCTACGACATCGGCGAGTCCATGCCCCGCGAGGCGCGGGCCCGTCAGAACGCCAGAGCGGAGTTCGGTGACGCCGCCGATGATCCCCAGCTGTTCGCCAACCTCCAGCAGATGCGTCAGCGCGAGCAGGCGTTCGAGCAGAACACGCAGATGGGCATGCGCCAGGAGAACCGGCTGGACCGCACCGAGAACCGCCAACAAGCGCAGTTCGACCGTCAGGGACAGGCGCAGGACTTCGAGATGCAGGGCGCCCGTCAGGACCGCTCCCAGCAAGCGACGCTCAATCTGGTCAACGGCCTGCGCTCCGCCCGCGACCGGGGCGAGGACATGGGGACCGCGTTCGACCGCACAGTGGAGGCCCTCTCCGAACTGGGGGTCAGCCCGGACGACATCCCCGGTATGCGCCAGGCGCTGGTCGATAACCCCGCTGTGCTGGACGATTATTACGCTTCGCTGACCGGCCAGACCCAGAATGATCGGGTGGCGCAGGCCAGCCCTGCGGCGACTGACAAAACCGCCGAACTGGCAGCGAAGGCCGCGAAGGCCGACGCCAGCACAATGAAAAGTGTAAAGACCGTTCTGGATCGGGTTGCGAAGGTGCGCAAGCAGATCGAGGAGGGCCGTGTCCCCGTGACGGGGTTTATGGGTGGGGCAGTCGCCACCAACATCCCCATGACCCCCATGCTGGACACCGCCGCCGACCTTGACACCATCAGGGCCAA